TGATCGAACTCGGGTTCATACTCTTTCATCACATTCATGAGTTGATAGTTCATGAAATTTTTTACTCGTACAGCCTGATCTTCTTTTTGTTTATTTACCACACCCATGATTTGAGTGTGAACCGGACCATTGGCTGGAAGTAATTCTTTGTAAGCTTGCGCTTGAAACTGTGTTACCGCTTCTGCTAATACTGGGTGTGTTGCACCACTAGCATTTGAGAATGGTTGAGATCTTGTCTCGTATTTAAATCCTAATAAATCTAAACCCTTTGTGTAAGCATCTTCCCAATCTTTTCTAGATGCTTTGTATTGCATATAGTTTTCATAAAGCTCGGAACCTAATCTACCTAAAACCTCTTCTGGTAATAGATCTGCTAGGTTATCAAAGTGCTCGTTTGTGCCTGGTTGGTTTACAGCTTCTGGGTCAAAAGTAATTGTAGCGCTACCGTCTTCTTCTTGTTCTATTTGAACATCTTCTGGTCCAACCTGTTCTTCTATGTTTTCTTGAGATGCTTCTACTATCTCTTCTTCACTAGGTAATTTTATTTCTTGCTCTACGTTTGGTAGAGACTTGTCTATTTCTGACATTATTTTTCTCCGAGTTCGATACCACTATAATCTTTTTTCCAGGGACATTCAACCCTTGTGAATGGGGCCCTCTTTCTGGTGGTATCGTGGTTGTTAATTTTTTAGTCATCTAATAATCCTAATCCTTGTATGGCTGCAGAGGCTGCAAATCCACCTATACCTAATCTAGATAATCCTTTTAATGCTATTCTTGGTAAACCTAATCTAGCAACTTTTCTAAGTGTCGGACTCAATCCTCTTGTTAGTTTTGGTGTCTGATCTGCAAATGCAGGATATAAATAGTTAAATGGATTAGTTGCAATATCTGTAGGTGAATCTCCTTCAGCTATCTGTGATGCAATATCTCCTGCTGCAAACGGTGCTAATAATGCAGGTGATGCTGCAACTCCTAATCCTCTACCTAAAACTCTTAAACCCGTCTTAGCTATACCCGGTGGTTTTCTCTCAATTCCAAGTCCTCTTGATTTACTTGCTTTAATTGTTGACGGTGCCACTGCAGCTGTTGAGGCAGCTAATGTTGCACCTAATGCTGGTAATTGATAATCTAATATTGCAGGTCGTTCTATATCTGTTGATATAGGTTGTGTTGCCATATCAACCAACATATTTTTCTGTTGATCTTCGTTTGATAAATAAGTTGTTGGATCATCGTTTTTAAATGCTTTGACTAATCCTATTCCAGCTCCTACAGCCGCACCAATACCAAATGTTTTTGCTCCTGGTGATTTTAAAAAATTAATTGAAGCATTTTTAATTCTTGCGAGTGGTCCACTTTCAGCTGTAAGATTTTTAAATTTGTTTGCAAATTTTTCTGGTTCTTGTGCAACTCTGTTAACACATTCATCAACAGGACCACCTTCAAATCTTCCAATAGTACAAATTGTTTTATAAGCTTTTGATCCAGGTTTTAAACTTGCTATAGATTCAAGTAAAGTTCCAGCTGCTCCTACTGGTTTTTGTTGTAAAAATTTATTAAGACTTGAAAGTTCTGGATCTGTTTTTAATCTTTCTGTTAATGTTAATCCTGCTTGTTTTTCTATTCGTTTTAATCCAGCTTCAGGTGTTTCAAATCCTGCTCCATATTCTTTACCCTCAACATTTAATCTAATGCCTTTATCTTTTAATTCTTGAATTCCAGATAAATCATTTTTTAAAATTTGATTTCTAATTACTTCTGCTCTTTTGTTGTCTCCTGCTGTTAATAATTGAAGATCTTTAGCTAAAGCGGGAGTTCCAGTAACAGCTCCTTCTCCAGCATGGTGAAGTTGAATAGCATTTTGAACAACTCTTCGTCCTTCTGAATTATCTAGCCACTGTAATAAATCATTGTATCCTCGATTACCCTGTAACAAACTTTGGTTAAAACCTTTTGGAAACATTTTAGATAAAGAAACAGGAACAGAAGATTTTGCTTTTTTAGCAATATCTACTATCTTAGATATTTTTGGTGCTTCAGGGTGGTTAGTAATTAAATTACCTACTTTTGAATTACGGTGATAATACTCAACACCATTTTCTATAGCTCCAATTATTTTACCGTTTTGGTTTTTTATAACATCATAGTTTGGATTATTTTTAGAAGCTCTTTGCATTTGTTGAATAATCCAGTTTTCAGGGTATTCAAAACTAAAAGCATAAGGATAAGTTTTTCCAACATTATTTATAAAATTAACAATTCTTGTATTTAAATTAGGGTTTTCTTTTTTTGTTATTCCAAATTTTCTACCTTTTCCAAATTCTAGAGGAGTTCCTGCTGCCTCTGCTTCTTTTCCAAAAGCTTCAACAATTAAATTTTGTGTTTTTTTAGGTAAATCTTTTACGTTATAAAAAGCTGGTTTGTATCCTCTTTCAATGAAATCATCTACTGCATCAAAATTTTGTCTATCATTTACTGAATCAAACCCAAGTTTATAGGAATCAAAATCTGCATTTGGAAAAAACTTTAAAATTTTATTTTGTTGAGATTTTTTAAGAGGAGTAAAAACAGTATTTTTATTAAATTTTCCAGGTGTAGAACCTTTCGAAACATTAGTTCTTATTTTTCTTTTTTCACCGTCTTCTAAATCTATATAGTATGGAGAACTTACTTCACCCCTTTTGTAAAAAAATCTAGCGGCTTTATTTAATTCTTTAGGGTCTTGTGTTCCTGAAAAAGTTTTTGTTCTTATATTAGTTTCAGCTAAAGTTTCTGCTGGTATTTCTCTTACAAAAATATCTCTAATTCTAATTGCTTCTGGTAAGCTTTTTATATTACCTTTGTATTGAGATGTTGTTTTGCCATCTCTCATAATACTTCTAGTAACTAAATATGTTAAAGTTTTAGTGTTTTGTTTAATATGAGGTTGTCCAGGAACGTTAACGTAAGTTGATGCCATTACACCTCCAGGATGCCGGCAAGACCACCGCTTTTAAATCCAATACCTACATCTATGCCAAGTTGTTTTTGAAGATCTTTAATTGCATCTGGAAAGTCGTCAGGATTTTTTAAAACTCTATTTAATTGTTTAAAGTATTCTGTTTTTTCTTTTCCAACTAAATTTTTATCTGTGCCGAGACCTGCAAATAATCTTGATATGTCTTTACCTGTAAAACCATATTTACGTAAAGCTTGAAAACCCATTCTTGCAGCACCTCCAACAAAGAAAGGTACACGTCCACCATCTGCAAATTCAAAATCACTTATGTCAATAGACTCAGGATCAAAGAACCTATCAGTAACCCCTCTTCCTTTCGCATCTTTAACACTTATTAATCTTTCAGCAAATAGTTGTATGTCATTTGGTGTATCTAGTTTTGCAACTGCCGTTGCAACTTTTGGTCCAAAATATTTCTGTACTAATAGAAATGGATCACCCATTCCACCGCCACCACCTTCTGTCATAAATTTAAAATCATCTACTTCCATAATATCAGACAAAGTCGTGTTACCCGGCTCATCACTTAAATCTTTTATTCTATTTAAAAAATCTCTGGCATTTGCTCTGACCACCGGTTGAGCATTCTCTGCAACACCTGCGTTTAGATAAATTTTATTTACTAAATCATTTACGATCAGATTATTGTTTTTTACATTCTTAATTGCCTCTAAACCTGCACCTGTTGGTGATTTAGCTAGATTTGTAATTGTCTCTTCTGCAGACGCAATCGGTGCTGCGATATCATCCGGTCCTCCACGTGAGCCTGGTGGTGGTAAATCAGGATCACTTGGTGCTAGATTATCTATTTCATCTATACTAATTTTACCTTGAGTTTTTCTTAACTCTGCTAGTGAAGGTAAATTTTCATTGGGTCTAAATTTAGCTGGATCCCCCATTCTTAAAGACATCAAACCTTCTTTATCTAAATTTCTAGTTCCTGTCGCAAGGTCTGTAATATTTGCTGGTGCTGCAGGTGGCATGTAAAAATTCTTCATCTTCTGCATGTTATCTAACAGCTTGTTAGCCTGGATATCATTAAGTTTATTACCAACTGCATATCCAACAGAACTTGTTAATTCCTCTACTGCTTTTGATTGAGGTAATACACCCAACGCGTCAACGTTGATATCCATATCGAACATCAGTTCTGGAGACTTACCTTTACCTAAAAAAGAAATATTGGATCGGGTACCAAGGACATCATTTAAGTTTCCCCCTAGTTCTTTAAAAGTTTTTATAATTAAATCTACTGTCTGTTTCCTAGCCATAATATTCTAACCTACTTCTGTCAGGCAATGGTTCGTCTTTGTAAGAATCTTTATTACGAACTATGCCCCCTTGTTTAATACGCATGATCGCCTGGGTCATAGAGTCGACATAGTCATCATAATCCCCATACGGAAATGCTGCGCACTCTTCCACAACCTCCTGAGCGAAATGTTGGTGCATAGGAGCCCATATCATTCCTGTCTCAAAAAGTGGTGATACCGAGTTTACTCTCGCATGTTTATCATTTCCTCGGCTAGGTGTAAAGTTAACAACTGGTATACCCATATCCCTTAATTCAGCAGTCAGCGGTATCCCCGATGCCTTGGCCTCGACCACAACCATATCTGGACGCCAGTACAGATACTCCTCGTAAGCCACCTTCTTTAGCTCTGGAAACTCATACCTATCCTTAAAAGCATTAAGTAATATGATCTGAGGTCCCTGGTCCTCGTTCTCAAATACTCCCCACGTGGTTATGGCGCTATAGTCGGCAGATTCTTTTTTTAAAAAAGCAGTATCGTATGACTGTATTATAAACTCACATTTGGGTGGCTCCTTCTCCTCCCAGTCCTGCCACCAGTCACGTTTGATGATAGCACCCTCCTCAGCTGTTGGCTGTTGCATATACTGAGCGTTCCAGTTGTTCACCGGAATAGATGCCTTGGTCTTCTCTAACTCGTCCTTGGTCCAGTATTCTGGCCACACGGGTTTACCATCCGGTAATAATGCTGGCAGTTCTACAACCTCCCACTCATCAGAGTTATCCTCTCCCTGAGCCTTGATCAGTTGTCCGGTAAGATCTTTTGTACTCCACCTCGTCATGACAACAACGATACGACC